TACGCAGGTGCTTATGTCAAGGAACCGATTCCAGGAAAGTATGATTGGGTGGTCAGTTTTGATCTCAATAGTCTGTACCCTCATCTTATTATGCAATATAATATTTCCCCAGAAACCCTCAAGGATGACAGACACCCAACAGCTACGGTTGATAGAATCCTTCAAGAAGAGATAAAGATAGGCAAAGACAACACAGTATGTGCGAATGGTGCTCAGTATCGTAAAGATATACATGGGTTCTTACCTGAGATGATGCAGACAATCTATGATGAACGCACCATCTACAAGAAAAAGATGCTCATTGCCAAGCAAGAGAATGAAAAGAATCCAAGTTCTAAACTTAAGAGAGATATCTCAAAGTTCAATAATATTCAGATGGCAAGAAAGATTCAACTTAACTCTGCCTATGGTGCTATTGGTAATCAATATTTCAGATACTATAATCTTACAAATGCTGAAGCGATTACACTCTCAGGACAAGTATCTATTCGATGGATAGAGAACAAGATGAATGCATTCTTGAACAAAACACTTAAAACAAAGGAGACTGACTATGTTATTGCTGCTGATACCGATTCCATTTATCTTAATCTGGGTCCTCTGGTCGAAGGTGTATACAAGGGGAGAAAGAAAACTGATGAAAGCGTTGTCAGGTTCCTTGATAAGATCTGTAAAATGGAACTTGAACCTTTTATTTCGCGTTCTTACGAAGAACTGGCAGGGTACGTCAATGCATACGAACAGAAGATGATAATGAAGCGAGAGAATATCGCATCATCTGGTATATGGACAGCAAAGAAAAGATATATTCTAAACGTATGGGATAGTGAAGGTGTAAGATATGAAAAACCTAAGTTGAAGATTATGGGTCTAGAGGCAGTCAAATCATCTACACCCATGGCATGTCGTAATGCTATTCGTGAATGCCTTGAGGTTATTGTCAATGAAGATGAGTCTGCAGCACAGAAGTTTATCAAAGACTTTAGGCAGAAGTTCTCATCGTTACCTGTTGAAGACATCTCATTTCCTCGTGGATGCAATGGGATAAATAAGTGGGCGAACCCGACAACAATCTACAGTAAAGGCACACCCATACATGTGAGGGGTGCACTACTTTACAACTTCTACAACAAGAAACACAAACTAACACACAAGTATCCTCTTATACAAGATGGTGAAAAGGTAAAGTTTGTCTACCTCAAGACACCAAACAAGATGAGTGAGAATGTGATGAGTTACCTCAACACATTTCCTAAAGAGTTTGAACTTGACAAACATGTGGATTATGATATACAATTCACAAAGAGTTTTCTTGACCCAGTAAAAGTTATCCTTGATACGATTGGTTGGCAGTCCGAAAAAGTAGCATCATTGGAGTTTCTATTTACATGAAATATGTTGTTGAGTATCAACGAGCATTTGGGCAACCAGATAAAAGAGAACAAGTCTTTGACGATGAGTCAGAAGCAAAATGGTTTGAACGTGCCATGAAACGTACCAACTTTATAACTAAACTTACGGAGGTAAATGAGTGAACTTTTTAAAGGATGTTGCAAGTGAAATCGGTAATGAATATGCTAGTCTTGTATCCGACGGTGTTTCAGCAGGAGATACTAGCGGTTACATTGACACTGGTAGCTATATCTTTAATGCTCTCTGCTCTGGAAGCATCTATGGGGGTGTACCAGGGAATAAGATCACTGCTATCGCGGGTGAGTCAAGCACTGGTAAAACTTTCTTTTGCCTTGGCATTGTTCAACATTTTCTTGAGTCTAATCCAGAAGCAGGGGTAATATATTTTGAGTCTGAATCTGCTATATCAAAGCAGATGATTGAAGATAGAGGTATAGATTCTAGTCGTATGTTGATTGTACCTGTAACTACAGTACAAGAGTTTCGTCTACAATCAATCAAGATCTTAGACAAGTATATGGGAATGGATGATAAGAAACCTATGATGTTTGTTCTTGACTCATTAGGTATGTTATCAACATCTAAAGAAGTAGAAGACTCTGAAGCAGGTAAAGAGACCAGAGATATGACAAGAGCACAAGTTGTTAAATCTATATTCAGAGTATTGACACTAAAACTTGGTAAGGCAAACGTGCCTTTACTTGTCACTAATCATACATATGATGTAGTGGGTGCCTATATCCCCACAAAAGAAATGGGTGGTGGTAGTGGACTTAAATATGCAGCATCAAGTATCATCTATCTTTCTAAGAAAAAAGAAAAGGATGGCAAAGACGTAGTTGGTAATATTATTAAATGTAAGAATGCTAAGTCACGTTTAACAAAGGAGAATAGCACAGTTGAAACACGATTATTTTATGACCGTGGACTGGACAGGTATTACGGACTACTGGAACTGGGTGAAAAGTATGGAGTTTTTTCACGGAAAGGAAACAGGGTTGTTGTTGGCGAATCTTCCGTTTATCCTTCTGCTATACTTGCTGATCCAGGAAAGTACTTTACAGAAGAAATAATGCAGAAGCTAGATGAAGCAGCAGCAAGAGAGTTTAGATATGGCAACTAAGTTACTCGATTATGTTAAAACCTATGATGGATTGGTTCCTGATGATTTTTGTCAAAGCATACTTGAAGCGTTTGGAAAATCCGACAACGTATATATTGACAGAGAGCAGCGACCTACATTCACGCACCTAAATCTAACACAAAAACTAAAACAGAGAGATCCTTTATGGGTAGAAAAACATAAGGAACTTGAGAATAGATTTATAGATGCAGTAGAACTTTACATGGATGAGTTAGGATTAGGACCTGACTTTCCTAGTAAGTATTGCTTTGAAGAGTTTCGTTTAAAATGGTATAAGACAAATAACTATGACCAGTTCAAAACACATGTAGACATCTATGACTACAATAGTGCTCGTAGATTTCTTGTAGTATTTTTATATTTGAATGATGTGGCAGAGGGAGGAGAAACATCTTTCGATAAATTAAACTTTACAGTTAAACCGAAACGTGGTAGTATATTAATATTCCCTCCTACTTGGATGTATAGACATGCAGGATTACCTCCTGTATCGAACGACAAGTATATCTTGGGAACTTATTTACATTACTTATGAACCTAGAACTCACGATTTTATCTAATCTCGTTTATAATGAGAAGTATGCTCGTAAGGTTCTACCGTTCTTAAAGGCAGAATACTTTAAAGAGAAAACTCATAAGATTATCTTTCTAGAAATCCATGAGTATATCAGTCAGTATGATGCTTTACCTTCTCTAAATGCTCTGTCTATAGAGTGTCAAGAGAGAGTAGATCTTTCTGAAGAGCAGTTTCAAAGTATACTGGAGATTCTAAATGAACTTTCCAATGATCCCTCAGACTACGATTGGATCGTTGATACTACGGAAAAGTGGTGTCAAGAGCGTGCGATTTACATATCTCTTATGGAGAGTGTCAAGATTGCTGATGGTCAAGATACCAAACGTGACAAAGGTGCGATCCCTTCGATCTTATCTGAAGCACTTGGTGTCTCGTTTGATCAAAGTGTAGGTCACGATTACTTAGATAATGCAAACGAAAGGTTTGATTTCTATAATCGTAAAGAAGACAAGATCCCATTTGATCTTGAGTTCTTTAACAAGATTACAAAGGGTGGACTACCTAACAAAACACTGAATGTTGCACTAGCAGGTACAGGTGTTGGTAAGTCATTATTCATGTGTCATGTTGCATCTGCTGTTTTACTTCAAGGTAAAAATGTTTTGTACATTACCATGGAGATGGCAGAAGAAAAGATTGCTGAACGTATTGATGCTAACCTTTTGAATATTCCTATTCAAAAGTTATCTGATTTACCTAAGACAATGTTTCAAAAGAAGATTACTTCATTAGGTAAGAAGACACAAGGTAAGCTAATCATCAAAGAGTATCCTACTGCGTCTGCTCATGTCGGACACTTTAAGTCTTTGATCAATGACTTAGCACTAAAAAGAAGTATCAAACCTGATATTATCTTTATCGATTATCTAAATATCTGTGCCTCTCAGAGATACAAAGGATCCATAGTAAACTCATACACTTATGTTAAGGCAATCGCAGAAGAACTTCGTGGTCTTGCGGTTGAAACAAATGTTCCAATCGTATCCGCTACTCAAACTACTCGCTCAGGTTTTGGTAGTAGTGACGTTGATCTTACTGACACAAGTGAGTCTTTCGGTCTCCCTGCAACTGCTGACCTTATGTTTGCTCTTATTTCTACCGAAGAGTTGGAAGAAATGAATCAGATTATGGTAAAACAGTTGAAAAACCGTTACCATGATCCAACATTAAATAAAAGATTTTGTGTTGGTATTGACAGAGCAAAGATGAGATTGTATGATGTTGAGGAATCTGCTCAAACAGATATTGTTGACTCTGGGCAAGTCGAACTAGATATTGCAGCAAAGTTTACTGCTAAGAAAAATTTCCAAGAACTCAAATATGATTGATTTTCTAAAATATGCACAGTTTGTAAATGCTGTGACATCAAATGAAAGTAAAAACCCAGAAGCGTTTGCAAATAAAGTTGCAGACCTATACTATGAAGACTTTCCATTGGAAAGAATACTCACTGCTGCACTAGGTTTATGTGCTGAATCAGGTGAGTTTACAGAAATAGTAAAGAAGATTACCTTTCAAGGTAAACCAGTTTCTGAAGAGAATCTGTTTCATATGAAACGAGAACTTGGTGATATCATGTGGTATTTTATGCAAGCATGTATGGCACTCGATGTATCCCCAGAAGAGATAATCGAAATGAATGTAGAGAAGTTGAAAAGTAGATATCCAGGTGGAGAATTTAATGTACACTATTCTGAAAACCGTAAACAAGGAGACTTATGATTGGTAAACTAGATGCAGATGAAAGAGTATTATCTGAATCAGTAGATTTAGGTGAACAACCCATGCAACTTACACCAGAGTTGATTTCTAAAATCAACGAATACATGGCACATACTAAGAAAGATGGTTCTTATAACTGGTTGCCCACTGATGAATATGAGATTCAAATCGCAGGTACGTTTGCTGCTGATAAGTTTATTGTTATCAAGAACAAATCAAAGAACCCAGTAGTCTCTGCTAAACCTCATCCTTACTTTGACTATGAGAAAAATACATTTATAAAGAGTAAAGGTATCCCTGCACCAGAGGATATCGGATGAAGTATCATTTATACGATGAACAGGAAAGGCATCAAGGAAGGTTCGATTCTGTATACGAACTTAGAAAGTTTTTATGTGATCGTAAATATGATACCAACTGCGACAAAGATATAGGTTGCACATTTGATTACATTAAGTCGATCAAATGGTTCTTTGAAATAGAAGAGTAATGAATAAATAGAAATATGATTGGACAAGTTATAAAATATGTAAAAGAGATAAGAGACGCAGCAAAGTATATGTTGCAAGGTCTCTCTGTTACTCTTGACCATATGGGTCGTAGACCTGTAACTGTTCAGTATCCATACGAGAAACTCATACCATCTGAAAGGTATCGTGGTCGTATACACTATGAGTTTGATAAGTGTATCGCATGCGAGGTATGTGTAAGAGTATGCCCTATCAATCTCCCAGTAGTCGATTGGGTGATGAACAAACAAACAAAGAAAAAAGAACTTAGAAATTATTCGATAGACTTTGGAGCATGTATATTCTGCGGTAACTGTGTAGAGTATTGTCCCACTAACTGTCTATCCATGACGGAGGAGTATGAACTATCAGTTTTTGACAGACACCAACTTAACTATGATAATGTCGCTCTTGGACGACTTCCCACAAATGTTACAACTGACCCCAGTGTTCGTGCATTGCGTGAGCTACCTTATCTTCCAAAGGGAGAGATGGATCCTCACACAGTTAAAGACAGTGATCCAAGAGTAGGTAAGTTGCCAGAAGAGGTATTTGATTGGATGAAAAAATAAAAGATTTTATAGAGAGATGGAAGAAGAGGTTAAGATTTCCTAAAATGCCTCCACCAACTTGCCCTGCATGATATTATATGCTATAATAATAGCATGAAAGAATTTGATTATGACCTCGATTATAAGTCTCTTGACTTTACAGACGAGGAAACTCGTGAACTTTATCGTATTGGAAGGGGAGAGCAAGGAGTTCTACTGGTTCGCCCTTATACTAACGACATATGTGCTCATTGGAGATTTAAGACTCCAGAGATTGCATTAGAATCTGCCCATACTATTTTCGATATGAATCTGGATTACCTAGAAGC